ATCCATAAATTACATTTCTCCGTTGTGGTCTTTGTAATATTTATCGGCCTCATCCCAACCCGCTACAAATCGGGCGACCAGTTCATCTTTGTCTGGTTCTTTATTAAATACGTGCTCAGCGTAGTATTTGATTTCTTTAGCTTTTTGCTCTTGGTACCATTGCGCATCGTGTTCCTTACGCCACCCCAAACAAGTGTTGTAATAGGATGAACTAGCCTCATCTTCTGCCCAATTATCTTCACATACCTGTTGAAATGATTTCTTGCTCATATATTCCTTCGTTACTTGGGACTATCGGGTACCCCGTGGGATACCCTGTAAACCCTACTGTATACAGTTACGGATAGCTAGTCAATTAATTCGTGTAGTTCATACTTACGCTGCGACACTTCGGGCCAAGCAAAGTACCGATTGTCTGAGCCTTTCCAGAACGCTACGGTCGGCCCGAACTCGTAGGGTGTACGAGGGTAGCCAGGGATATCGCGCGGTACCTCACGCAGTACATCAGAATCAAGAGCATGATCAGAACATCCTAAAGCAGCTAGACAGCGAGCTAGTGCAGTATGCCCGGTGATAGTTTTCAGTTTTTTTGATTCCATAATTGTTTTCTTCATAATCACATTAAACTAGTCGTTTACGCCTAAAAATTGCTCTACTTTGTGTGTGCCAGATAACGCTACGCCCATCGCAGACCAGTACAACTTGCCGGTCCACTGCTTATCAGTACGAGCTTCAATAGCATCAAAGAATCGGTGTAAGTTACGTACCAGGAGAGCTTCTTTAGTGCTGTTACCTGCTTTATTTGCTACATCACGCAACATAGCGTTACGAGTGTAATACTTATTTGCTAGTTGTCTTAGTTGGCGCTTGTTTCTCATATACCCTCGCTAATCATTAACTACTGTGTAAAGTAGTATGCACTATGGATGCAGTACTGTAAACAGTAGAATCAAAATAAACACAAAAATATTTTCAGCACTACCAGTAATCAATAGGTTAGCAATTCTTGTTGCTATTGCTGGCGACAGTAGCTACCGTGATCGTGTGTGGTACAACGGGAGCCAATGGTGGATGGGTAAGAAACGCTACTCCAAGGCGAGGATAAAGGTAGGACATTATCATACTCTCGAGTACGCTCGAGGTAATCTCTACTTGGCTATACGCAGACGCTTAGGACTTACTCGAGTAGCTATGTCACGCTTGCTAGGTATAGGCGAGGAGACGCTCCGCTATCGTGAGAGGATGAAGCGCGTGTATCACCCATGTGAGATACTGGCATTGCTCGAGGTAAGCGGCATGACGCTCGAGGAGTTTATGCAGTTACTCAATGATATCGCGTAGTTAGCCATGCTATTGGGTTACCTAACTAGTTTTCTATTTCTAATAAAGTAAGTTTCTATAATGATTCCAAGGGTTTGCATGTGGATTCTACACCTACAGTTTCCAAAAACAAAACCAATTCGAAAACTGAGGGGGTACCGGTTACTTCTATATCTCACTACCCATATAAAATTCCGGTATATAAGTTCAAACTATGTTTTACCTAGTGGGGCTAAGTTTTTATGAGCGGTAATGATTTAAAACAGGAAGTTGGTGAGGCTGAGTTGGCCGAAAATTTGGAGCCGGAAATTGAGGTATTGCCGCCTATTATGCGGGAGGTGCCGCAGACTAGGGAGCACCAGCGGGATGAGCAGTTAGCGTTACAGATACGCGATTTGGGGCGGCTAGGACTGTCCAAGAGCAGTGCTGCGTTAGCGGCTAGGATTACCCCTTACCTGCTGGATAAATACTATTCTGAGGCGTTTCTGGAGGGTCAGAGCGAGATGCAGAAGGGGCTAGCGAGTGTAGCAATAGCTGAGGCTATGAATGGTAATACGCCTGTGTTGCTTCATTTGTTAAAGACAAAATTAGGCTGGAGTGAGCAGCAAACGCTTGAGATAACGGGTGAGATAAGGAGTGTGGTTAGTGCCAAGCCGCTCACAAAGGAAGAGTTCGTCCAAAAATACCTTACCAGCGACGGAGAGGATTAGGTATTATCGCTGCAACTATTGTGGCTATGTTGGAGTAATAGTTACCAACAAGACTAGGTTTAATTGTGGTTCAAAGCGGTGTAGGGAGTACCTACAGGCCAGTAAGGTTAAGGCTAACGAGGAGGACTATAGGAGGGTATGGGAATAGAGCATAGGGAAAAGCCGGAGGAAGAAAACAGTAAGCGCTGCCCTGTTTGCAGCCATGTTAGTACGGTAAAAGTAGGCCAAGATGATGAGCCTTATGTAAGTTTGTTTGCTGGCTGTAGTGGGCCGTATTTTGTCTGTCAAAACCCTAGTTGTAATGTAGAACGTATTTACACCGGCAATCTTGTTATGATTAGTGGCGGGAGTTGGCCTGGTGAGTGAGTATAACGCTGATGAGCAGGTTGTATGGGCTCCCCAACTTGGCCCTCAAGAGGCTTTAGTAGCGTGTCCAATAACCTTGATTGGCTATGGTGGTGCTCGTGGTGGTGGTAAAACTGATGGGGTGTTAGGCAAGTTTGCCGTTAAACAAGAGCAACTTGGACCTCACTTTAATGCCATATTTTTCCGTAAAGAATTACCTCAAGCAGACGACCTTATTGAGCGTGCCAAACAGATTTACCTACCCCTAAAAGCTCATTGGCAGGATCAGAAAAAACAGTTCACTTTTGTAAACGGGGGCAGACTTCGTTTTAGGCCGTTAGCTAATGATTCTGATGCTGAAAAATACCAGGGCCAGAACCTCTCAGATTGCGCCATAGAGGAGGCGGGTAACTACCATGACCCAAGCTGTATCTGGAAGCTATTTGGAGCGCTACGAGGCAAGGGAGGCGGCCAAATCATCCTTACTTTTAACCCGGGTGGTATCGGCCATAGCTGGCTTAAAGAACTGTTCATAAAACCGGCCCCAAAAGGCATGAAGGTTTTGCGGAAGGATTTACCTAATGGAGCCGGCTTTGACTACATTTACATACCTAGCCGCGTAACTGACAACCAAATCTTACTTGCGAGAGACCCAGAATACATTAACCGATTGCACATGGTAGGTTCACCAGAACTGGTAAGAGCATGGCTTGAAGGAGACTTTGAAATACATGAAGGCAGTTATTTTCCAGAGTTTAGTTCTAAACATATTGTTGCTCCTTTCAACATACCAAAGCATTGGCCCCGTTATTTGGGGTATGATTGGGGTTATCGGAGTCCTTTTGCTGCCGTCTGGGGCGCTGTTAGTTCTGGACGTGATGACCGAGGTAACGAGGTACCGTATCCAAAAGGAGCTATTGTTATCTATCGGGAAATGTGGGGAAAAGGAGTTGATAACGTCGAACAAGCTAACCGAATTGCCTCAGTTTCCGTGGGAGAAAATGCAATAGCAGTAGCCGACCCATCCATTTTTAGTCATGAAGGTGGACCGAGCATTAACGACCAATTTACTGCCGTATTCTCCAAATACAAACACCCTTCGTTTCGTGCAGCCGACAATGACCGCATATCAGGTTGGGCTCAGGTCCGACAACGGCTAGTGTCCAACCCGCCGTTACTGTACATCTTTGCTAGTTGCCCATACCTATTGGAAACTTTACCATCCATGACGATAGACAAACGCTCACCAGAGGACTTAGACACTACCGGCAACGACCATGCCGTAGACGCTTTACGCTACCTCTGCAAAGCTCGGTTGATTGATTCCAAATGGGAACAACCGCAAGATGTAGTTGGTAAGGGGTTAGTTAAACTTCAAAGCTATATTGCTAAAATGAGAGCACGACAGGCGCGTACCCAGATATGAAAATAAAATTGCCAGCTAATTCCGTTAAAAAGTACTCGCCTCGCTGGTGGAAAACACAAATCCTTGAAGCCGAAAAACGACACGAAAAGTTTGTTCGTGCAGCCGAAGAATCCATTCGCGTTTACAATGCACTAAAACAAATCGAGAGTTTGAAAGATGCACAACGCCGTTTGAACGTATGGTGGTACTGCGTCAATACACTTCTACCAGCGTTTTATAGTTCAACACCAAAAGCAGAAGTAAACCTGCGCAAGCGAGCTGGTGGAATCCCCTACGAATTAGGCAGTGTTGTCATTGAGCGAAACACTCAGTATTCGATGGACACTCACTTCGATTTTGACAAAGTCGGCTACAACGCAGCACTTCAGTTTCTCTTAACAGGTCAAGCCGTACTTTGGTCGCGTTATATCCCCAAGTTTGAAAAGGTTTTTCAAGAAATTGCAGTAATTCGTGACCCATCTGGCGCACTAATGACCGCTGAT